AGGGCTTCAATTCCGAAATAGGGAAGGTAGCCAAGTCTACTGGCACGACGAACAAGGCCATCAAGGATATGAAAACTCCTTATGGCGAAGCAAAGAAGGCCATGAACGAACTCAAGAACACTTCTATCAAGTTCGGTCAGTCGCTCGTCAGTACGCTCGGACCTGACATCAAGAAGGCTGCTGCTTTCGTCAAGACGCTTACTGACAAGTACAGCAAGCTGAATTCTAATCAGAAGACGACAGTTGCAAGAGCGACTGCAGTCGTTATTGCGATGGGACCTGCTGTAAAAATCTTTGGTTCATTAACAACCGGAGTCGGAAAGGCTGTGACTAACTTTGGCAAGTTTGTCAAAAAGACGAAGGAGACAGGCGCAAAGATAAAAGATGCAGCGAGCAAGATGAAGAGCTTCATATCATCAGCTAAAGAGGTCGCTTCGACGGTCAAAACGCTAATTGTCACTAAGGGACGAGAGGCTGCTGCTTGGGTTGCCTCTACTGCCTCAACCGTAGCAAACAAGGCTGCGAGTGTCGGAGCGACTGCCGCAACCTACGCACATGCCGCAGCATCAAAGGTGGCTGCTGGTGCTCAGTGGCTTCTAAATGCAGCGCTCAGTGCAAACCCTATTGCGATCGTAGTCATCGCGATTGCTGGACTGGTTGCAGCGGTCGTCGTCATGTACAACAAGTTTGAATGGTTCAGGAACGGAGTCAATTCAGTTTTCAATACTGTCAAGACGACAATCATGAACGCGATAAACCACATCAAGAATACTTTCAAGTCAATTCCCGGGGCATTCTCCAGTGTTCTTTCCTTCTTTGGTTCAATCCCTGGAAAAATAGGAAGCGCACTGGCAAGCGTGCCTGGAAAGATCACAGGCATATTCCAGTCAATACCTGGAAAAGTTACAAGCCTTCTTTCAAGCATTCCTGGACGAATCGCAAATATGTTCAAGTTCAGCCCTCCACACTTCAAGCTTCCTCATATTTCAATAAGCGGAGGGTTCTCAATCAATCCGCCAAAGGTTCCTTCTTTCGGAATCAAGTGGTATGCAAAGGCAATGAGGACCCCAATCCTAATGGAACAGCCTACTGCTTTTGGATTTGATGCATTCGGCAACATCCTTGCCGGCGGAGAAGCTGGAAGGGAAATAACCGGAGGTGCAGCCGCAATCATGGGCATGATAAGAAACGCAGTGCAGTCAACTGCCATCGAGGCAGGCATGAGCAGCATTGTTTCGCTTCTTGGAAAGCTTGTCGATAAGGACAGCGTTATCGTTCTTGACAGCGGGGCACTTGTAGGACATACGGCATCACAGATGGATGCCGAACTTGGAAAATTAAGGAGATGGAAAGCAAATGGATAACTACGTTATTTTTGACAGCTACATAAGCAGTGATGACTTTCATCTCCTTCTTTACAAAGAGGCTGACAAAACACCTGAGCAGGTACGAAGCTCGGTAACGATTCCTGGCATGCATGGAAAACTTGACATGACATATGCGCTCACTGATGAACCGATTTTTTCAAATCGAAATGTAACATATTCATTCTATATTGATCATATGTATGGTGCTGACGACTATCAGCAAGTCATTGACGACATGAGGAATAAGCTTCACGGTCACGAAATGATCGTGAAGCCTTCATCTCATCTCGGATGGCATCTCAAAGCAAATGTATCTGTCGGAGATTATGATATCGAAGATGATACAGGAACAGTGAATGTCACATGCGACTGCTATCCTTTCTATCTCAAAAATTCAATGACAACAAGAAGCTACACGATCAATGATAACGAAACACATGAATTTTTCATTATGAATTCATCCATGTGGGCTGTTCCTGAAATAACGACAACGGCAATCATGACTGTCGAGATTGACGGAACTTCAGTCACGCTCAGCAGTGGCACGACAAAGAATGCCGGCATCATCATACGTAGCGGAACAAGAAAAATAAGGATTACCGGAAAAGGGACAATGACGTTCAAGTGGCAGGAGGGGATGTTATAGATGTATCGCATATATGTTGACGGAAATCTCATCTATGACAATCACACTCCTGAGCTTTCGGTATCCGATGCCACGCTTGAGCTTCTTCAGAATGACATATCAACGTTCCAGTTCACAATCTATCCTAACAATCCATACATAAACAAGGTTGATAGGATGGTATCAAGAGTGACTGTCTATCGTGACAGCATGCTCATGTTCTCAGGACTTGTCTGTGATGATGAGGTGGGATTCATGAACCAGCGCATGATCAAGTGCAAGAGCGACATGTACTATCTCACTCGCACGATCGTGCGCGAGTACGAGTTCTCTGGAGGCGTCAAGGAATACTTTGCAAAGCTCATTAGCGAGCATAACGCACATAGTGAGTTCAAGTTTACTGTTGGCAATGTCACGGTAACTGATGCAAATGACTACATAACGCGTTCAGCAAGCGGATTGCCTTCAACCTGGAATGAAATCAATGACAAGTGCATCAAACTCCTAGGCGGATACATCTCGCTCAGGTATGCTGACGGAAAGACTTATATTGACTACCTTGCTGACTACGAGGAAGTCAGTCCGCAAAAAATCGAGTTTGGAAAGAACCTTCTTGAAGCCAAAAGGGAGGCTTCAGGGCTTGACATAGCTACTGTCCTGATACCGCTCGGGGCAAGCTATGAGGTCACTGCTGACAACAGCACCAATGATGATGAATCATCAAGTGACGATTCATCCGATGAGAGTGCAACCGACACGACAACCGAGTCGAAGCGAGTTGACATCACATCAGTAAATGACGGCAAGAACTACATCGAAAATGCCGACGGCATCGCAAGATATGGACGCATCGAAAAAACGAACACATGGGATGACGTTCATGAGCCAGCCATACTGCTCAGGAAGGCAAAGGCATATCTTGACAATCTCATCTATCATAAGATGACAATCACAGTCAGTGCAGTAGATCTTGCCAACATAAGCAAGATTGAATCGTTCAGCATGAAGCAGTACATCCACGTCGTGTCAAAGCCTAACGGCATTGATGACGTATACCTTCCAACGAAAATGAGCATCAACATCCTTGATGCGTCACAGAACAAGATTGAACTTTCGGTTGCGACTCAGACGCAGGAGAAGAGCGAAGTCTCGAGAACGCAGAGCTCGGGACTTGTCGAGCAGATCATCACGACTGAGAACAACACGAAGAACAACATCAACAAGACTGTTGAAGGCTACAATACTAAAATCAATCAGCAAAAAGATAGCATCTCGACTGAGGTTGCAAGAACAAAAAAAGAGATGATTGACTACACGGACAAGTCTCTCAATGATTACTACACGAAGGACGAGACAGTATCACGCATCTCACAGGAGGCTGATAGAGTAAATTCGCTCATATCAAATGTTCAGAATTCACTTGTCGGAACCGTCAACCGCCTTGTCGAACTTAATCGAATCACGGCAAAAACGAAGCCTTCGGATGATTCAGTCATTAAGTTCGAGAGCAACAACCTCAAGCTTGGCTATGCAAAGGATGGAGCCTTCGAGCTCTATAAAAGCGAGAACTTCACAGGGCTGTACAATGACAGCAAAACGCACTCGCTTCTTGCCGTCGTGAGAACGGAGGACAACTCTTCACAAAGCATTACGATAAAGGCTGGCAACCGCACGTCAACGGCAAAAATTGACGGTGACTATACAAGAATTACGATTGACAGCATCAGCTTTGCTGATAGCAAGTCAATATCAGTCTCATGCACATCTGGTGTTTATCTGTGCTTCGACAAGCTGAGACTCATCGAAGCTGACAAATATGTTGACATCGCTGAAGGAATAACATCGCTGACAAACTCGGTCACGCAGACGCAGGGAACTGTTGAATTCATATCGTCACAGCTTGATACACTGAAGAGCGATATTGACGGGGCTTCGGAGACAAGCGAGAGGATTAAGAAATATGTCATCTTCAATGAAGATAAAGATGATGCATCGCTGACACTCTGCACTTCTAGAGATGCGAGCGGCAAGCCTACCGGATTCACGATGAAGCTGACGCCAAAGGCACTCAACTTCTATCAGAACTATGGGGACACTGAACCAATCGCATATCTCACTAACTCGAACCTCTACATCACGAAGGCGGTAGTCGTTCAGTCGTTCAGGGTCGGGCATCACATCTGGACAGCTACGAAGACTGATTCTGGTGATGACATGCTTGTTCTCGATTATATCGGAGGTGACGCATAACATATGGCAACTATTACAATAGGAAACACAGCCGGACAGAGACCTTACATTCAGCTGAACGTATGGGAGTCATCAACAAATACAAGCGCGAACCAGTCAACTGTAAGCTTCGGTCTCATTCTCAAGAGGCCGTCAAGAATATCTTCATCAGCATCAAAGTCGTGGAGTGTGAACATTGACGGGCAGACATTCAGCGGTTCCGGCTCTATCGGCGGTTCCGGTGACAAGACTCTTCTAAGCGGTTCAAAGGTCGTAGGTCACAACGCCGACGGCTCGAAGTCAATCGGCTTCAGCGCTTCGGCTTCGCTCAACATCACATGGAGCGGACAGTGGCTGGGAACGATAAGCGGCTCGGGTTCAATGGGGCTTACGAAGATACCACGATACTTTTCTTCTTGTTCGGCATGGGTATCGTCAAGAACCGAGACGCAGGTGACTTGTTCGTGGAGTACGTCCGAGACGTGCAACGGCGTTTCGGCAGTGTATGACGGCGTAGAGCACTGGATTGGAGACCCAAACGGTACATCAGGCAGCATCACGCTGACAATGAACCCCGACACATCGAAAAACCTATATTTTAGACTTAGAAGAAAAGACTCAAACCTTATCAGCAACACAAATCAGGTATCGGCATCCACTTATGCCTATCCGTATGTGCAGTCTGGAACTGATTTTGTCATAGGAGACGCGCTTAGACTCAACGTGTACAATCCACTGAATCACAAGTATAAGCTAGAAATCTATGCTTCAAACGGCAATGTTATCGGCGGATACGAAGGAAATGAGACAATAGTGAATGGATTTAATGATTCTAACACGATTGACCTCATGTACAAGAACTGTACTAATCGAAGTGACACGTATCATGTCACGATTGACTATGACGGGCACGTATCAACATATGACAAAGGCAATACATATTCAGCTGATAAGGCAGTGCCAGTCGTGGGTAATGTCGTGATAAGCGATACGAAGACATTTGCTGGCATCCACAAGCAGGCAACCGAGCTGATACAGGGCAGGAGTGCGATACGGGCTACAGTTGCAAGCGTATCGGCGCAGAAGTATGCGAAGCTAAGGAAGATTACCGTATCGTATGACGGAAATGAAAAAAGCAAATCGTGGACTGATGAAACGGAAAGCGACAGCAATATTGTTTTTGACTTCACGACTTCAAACGGAAGTGAATTGAATATCACTGTTGAAGACTCAAGAGGGCTCAAGACAACACGAAAGATTCAGCTTTCGTTCCTTCAGTTCGCAATGCCTTCGCTTACGCTTACGGCTGAGAGGGGCATCTATGATGCCGTCTACAAGACATGGAAGAGCGATGCAAATCACGGAACCTATGCCAAGTGCACGCTTGGTGGCTCGACTGACTCTCATCTTGACATTGACTCATCTAAATCGGTAATCAAGATAAACAATATCAATACAAGCATTTCTTCCTTTGGAGACATGTATTTAGGGGGAGGAAACCTCCTCTATACGAGTGGCTATCACATTGAAGCCACTCTTTTTGATGCGCTAGGACAGAGTGCCACGGCTGTCGCTGACATAGCGTCAGGCTCTCGAATCATGACAATCATCAATGATGAGGGCATTGCATTCGGTGGTATGGCTGAAAAGGGAAAATTCAAGATTTACGATAATCTTGAGTTCAATGGATGCATTTTTCCGGTCGGATATATCTACATGAGCATGGTTGAAGTGAACCCTGCAAAGTGGTTCGGCGGAACGTGGGAAAGGCTGAAAGGACGTTTTTTGATTGGCGCAGGAGCAGTTACAGACACAAACTCTAATACAAGATTTGGCTCAATCGGTGCAGAAGAACCAGACTTCTCAAGTGGAGAAACGGGCGGTCAGTACTTCCACAAATTAAACAAAGATGAAATGCCAGAGCATTCACACGTTGGTAATTATTATAATGGTCAAAATATGTCACCTAGCGATGGAAGTAACCCAGATGGCGGGTATCATTACAACTGGGAAAATGGAGGAAGCAATTCACAAAATGGATTTATGTTTGTAGCTAGCACAGGTGGAAATCAGCCACATAACAACATGCCACCTTACTTAGCTGTCTACATGTGGCAGAGGACGGCATAAAAATGCAATTTTATTATTACAGAAAGGAGCGATTTAATGGCTAACTTTAAAATCATGAGAAACGGGCTGAACACTGAAATTGTGGGCGACCCGCACATCGGACAGTCGTCCGAGGACGTCACTGTGGAAGTCACTGATGACGGCACTTATCAGGAATACGATAAGAAGCTCTATTATTCGTATGGTTACAGGAATCAGATATATCGTGCAATTGCTGACGAGAATTCAAGCGATGAGTTCGTCATTCCGATGACGGCATTTCTTGAGCCGGGAATCGTCAAACTGTCTCTCGAACTGTCAAACGGTACGAACAAGCCTACATGCAATGCCTGCTTCATCATTGCAACAGAAGGAGCGAAGTCAGTTGCCGCTTCGGACATTCTTCCGGATGATGCGACATGGGAAAAGTACGTAGAATCATATGTCAAGTCCCATGCCGATACATTGAAAGGCGAAAAAGGTGATAAAGGAGACACAGGTGAAAAAGGAGAGGACGCAGTTAGTATCAGCAGTATTGAAAAGAAGTCAACAAGTGGGCTTACCGATACATATGAAATCACGCTTACTGATGGTAGCAAGAAAGCCTTTAATGTAAGCAACGGAAAAGGCATTAAATCAATCGCAAAGACTTCAACAAGTGGATTGACCGATACATATACTATTACATACAACGATGGAACAACTTCAAAATTTACAGTGAAGAACGGCGAGAAAGGAGATGCAGGAACAAGCGTCACGGTAGATGCTGAACTATCCAGCACTAGCACGAACCCTGTACAAAATAAGGTTATTAAAGCGGAGCTAGATAAAAAAGCATACGCTACCGATTTAGGAGTTAAAAAGGTAATTCATACAGCTAGTGATACTAATGTGACTATAAA